TTACTGAGGGGTAACTACATAGATTACTATAATAATCCTTCGTTACTCCTAAAAGATCGTATACCACCTTTATTTCGCCCTGTGTGGATGACTGATTTTGAAGAGAAACCTTTAACTCAAGATTGGTGGCAATATTTATCCACAAAATGGGATCAATATAGAAAATTTATTCTATACAGTATTAGTATTGGAGCTGTATTGGGCGCAATGTTGGGTATTTATAAAATGACAGGTTTCTTTATGCAGAAACCAGGGTCTCAAGCATGTGCTACTGAATATGAACCAAATAGTCCTCGGCATCGGAGAGCACACTTTGAAACGAGAACTGGTGAACGGCGCTTCATTCAAAGTGAAAGTGATAACCCCACTGTGTTTGAAGTAGTGCAAAAGTATATCCTTAAAAATACAATCGTTATTTCAATGGCCCGGAACGGGAAAGAAAAGATAATGTATGGAACAGGGTTATTTAATCATTATGCATTAATACCGCGTCATTATGTAGTAGAGCTAAAAAGAGGTATACATGCTGGAGCATTAATAAATTGTTGGCCTTTAAACCGTCCCCAAGAGAAAATACATTTAAATCTAATTGATTCAGATTTTTCAGAAAGTAAAACTTCTGATATAGCGTATCTTAAATTACCTGCTAGTATGCAGTTGTTTAAAGACATTCGAAAGTATCTCGCAAAGGAGGCAGATTTAGAAGTACCTTTACCTAGTGAGGGTATTTTAATGGCTAGCCCCTATAAAGGGTCTGATTTTATGAGAGAAGTTTTAACTGAGGTGAAGGGAATCTCTGATAGGCAGGTTGTTATAGATCAAGATGGTCAGTTCTTTGAAGTTCGAGATGTACTGGTTTATGGTTATAGTCAACCGGGTGCGTGCGGATCATTTTTGTTAAGAGAAAACCATCAGAGACCAATATTGAGTATGCACTTTGCGGGTTCAGGAGAAGGTTTACAAGGGGAAGGTTTTGGAGTTCTGCTCACACAGGAATCCCTTGTGGCATTGGTTCAAATTAATGATGAACCAACGCAATTTCAAGATGTAACTCTAAGTTCTATAGAACAAGCTAAATTTGTCTATGATGAAGATGTGAACTTACATTACCTTGGTAGTGTTGAGCGCTGTGCTATACCGTTTATTCCTACTAAAAGTAGTTTAGTTAAGTCAGTTTTGTTTGATTGCGGAGGTCTCGAAACTGTACTACAGCCTGCTATTCTCGACCGAAGTGACCCACGTTATGTACACTCCACTACACCATTGTATGAGGGTGTAAAGAAACATGGCAAATTAACACTCGATTTCACGAGTAAAGAATTAGATATGGTGAAAAATCAGTTATGGGATGGATGGTTAGGTAATTTAAAACCATGTGTAGCTGATCCTAAAGTCTTAACCGTTGAGCAAGCAATCGTGGGTTTTATAGACAATGAACATTATAAACCTATGGATCTTTCAACAAGTGCGGGATATCCTTTTAATTGTACACCTCGTAAGAAAAAGAGTGACTATATTGATGTCCTTGTGGATGATCAGCTTCAGATGATAGGACTCAAAGAATTGGATCCGCAGTTAAAGTTAATTATGCAAGAAAAAACTATTCTCCGAGAACAAGGAATCGTCCCTCATACTGTCTTTGTAGATACTCTAAAAGATGAAAAAAGAAAATCGAGTAAAATGATGAAATTAGGCG